ATGAAAGCTATTTATCCAATAGTTGGAGGGACTGATAATACTCATAAGTGGAATTTAAAAGATCCTAGAGACTTAAATGAAGCATTTAGATTGACATTTGGTGGTGGAATTACTCATGATGCAAATGGAATGACAAGCAATGGAGTAAATGGATTTGCTGATACATACTTAAATGATATTGTTCATTTAGCAAATGATAACAAATCTATTTCAATGTACATAAGAAATGTATTAACAGTCGGGTCTCCAATGGGATTGATTGATGCTTTTGGACAGGCATCTAATAGATTTTATCCTGAATTTTTAGGACAAGATTATTCCACTTTAGGATTTATTCAGTCTGGGAGAGAAGTTGCAGGAAGTCAAATTGGATTTTTTACAATGAGCAAAAGTTCTTTACTTGATTTTAAATATTACAGACCAGGAATTGCTTATATACCAGTTCCAGGAGCTGATGCAAGTAATTTAAATGCTAATTATTATTTATTAGCATCAAATACTGAAGTATCAGCAGAATATTCAGAAGCAAATTTAGCTTTTGCTAGTATTCAAGAAGCACTTAGTGACACTGAAGAAGCCAATTTTAGAACAGCTATAGAAACATTTCAAACTACATTAAGCAGAAACGTATGATAGTATATTTATTAACAGAACAAGAAAAAGAATTATTGATAGGAAAGTGTTATTCTAATAATACATTTTTTAATCCTATTGAAGATAATAATAATAATTGGATTATATCCCAAGAAGAAGTTTTAAATGCAACATATGAAGATGTATTGTGGGTAAAAGATTTAGCTACTATTGAATATATTGCTAAACCACCAATAATAAATTTTAACTAAATAACACCTTAATAGTAAAGGCAAAATTATAAAATAATGAAAATACCCGAATTTAATATAGTAACCTATTTAAAAACATTATTAATTTCTTTAATTGCCTTTGTGTCTCCTATATATGGATTGTTATTAGCTGTAGGTGCCATGATTTTTTTGGATACTATATTAGGAGTTACTAAAGCAATTAAATTGGAAGGGTGGGAATCTGTTACATCTAGAAAAGCAAGTGTAATTATTAGCAAATTTTTACTTTATCAATTAACTGTATTAACATTTTTTATAATAGATTATAATTTAATAAATGAATTTACAAAATTACATTATCAAAATAATTATTTATTAACTAAATTAATAACGCTATCCTTATGTTTTGTAGAAGCAAAGAGTATAGATGAAAATATAAAAGCTATTTTTGGATTTTCTATTTGGACAAATTTAAAAGAAGTTTTAATAAGAACACAAGAAATAAAGAAAACTACAAAAAATAAATAATTAATGACAATTACTTATTTAAATTTTTTACCTAATCAAGGGTTTAATGATACTATTTATTATCTAAATCCAGACGGTAAATTTTATGGATGGGATTTTCAAAATAATAGATTTTATAATTTATCCACTCCTAATTTAAATGATGTAGAAGGAATTTCTTTTGATAATTTAGAAGAAGGAGATGTAATGTCTTATGACAGTGTTACTCAAACTTGGATTAATAAAGTCCCAGAAGTTGGAGTAAATTCTTTTAATGAAAGACAGGGAGATGTATATCTAGAAAGTGGGGATGTTACTTACGCACTAGGATATACACCAGAGAATGTAGCAAATAAAGTTACTGTAATAATTCCCGAAGAAATAAGTGATGTAAGCTATCCAAGCACAAGTGCGGTGTATAATTATATTACAGGTGCAATTTCAAAGTCTTATGGTTCTTGGAAAAATGAAGAAAGTCAATTTGCGGCTACTAATACTGAAGGATATGGAATTAAATTTAATACGGCAGATATTTCAGAACAGGGAATTAATATAGAACTTGATTTATTAGGAAATAAAACTCTTATTAGGTTTTTAAATTCTGGAAAATATAATATACAGTTTAGTTGTCAATTTGAAAATATAAGTACACAATTTAACGATGTGTCTATTTGGTTAAGAAAAAATGGAGAAGATTCTATTGCTGATATAGCAGGAACTGCTCGTTATATAACAATACCAATTAGATATGATGAGATAAATGGTCGTAATACAGTATCATTTAACTATTTTGTAGAAGCTATTGCAAATGATTATTTTCAACTTGTATGGGCCACAACAAATTCTGAAACTATAAGTATGAAATCTTACGAAGCAGTTAACCCTACACCTAGTTCTTATTCAGCAATATTAACAATTAATCAAATAAATTAAAACCCTTAAAATATAAAACCATGAAATTATCAAAACATTTAGATCTAGCGGAAGTTACAAGATCAGAAACTGCAAAAAGAAAAGGAGTTAGCAACATGCCTACTCCTGAGCATATTGAAAACTTTAAATTATTGGCTGAAAAAATATTCGAGCCTATTAGAGAGCATTTTAATGTTCCTATTTTTATATCTAGTGGATATAGAAGCAAAGCTTTAAACCAAGCTATTGGTGGGAGTTTAACCTCACAACATTGCCAAGGTGAAGCAATTGATATTGATATGGACGGTAGCTCAAGCGGAGTTACTAATGCTCAAGTATTCCAATTCATTAAAGACAACTTGAATTTTGACCAAATGATTTGGGAATTTGGAACAGATAAAAATCCTGATTGGGTTCATGTTTCTTATGAATCAACTGGTAAACAAAGAAAACAAATACTTAAAGCCGTAAAAGTTAACGGTAAAACAAGTTATGTTCCTTATAAATAAATTAAAACTACAAAAACTTAAAAAATAAAACTATGAAATTTTTTAGAGAAATGTTTAGCGATGATAATTCAATTAATGAGAAATCTGTTATTGGATTCCTGGCATTTATTATGATGTCCTTATTCGCAATTGTAGATATTGTTACAGGATATTTAGGAAAAGAGCTTGTTGTAAATGAATTTATATTCAATGCTTTTGAAGTGCTAGTGTTAGGTTCATTTGGTATTGCAGCTACAGAAAAAATTACAAGCATTATAAAATCTAATAAAAACGAAGAAAACGAAGCAGAATAATGAAATATTTATTTATAATTCTTATTGTTTTACTTGGAGTATATATGTGGATTTCAAAAGACACTATTGCCAAAGATGAAGCTATTATACAAAGACTAGAAGATAGTTTGTCTAGAAAAGTTGACACATTGATAGTGGAAAGAGAGGTGGTGAAAGATCATTACATTAAATCCAAAGAGATTGTATATAAGATAGATGAAAGATATGTTGCAGGCAAAGATTCTGTTTGTGACAGCTTAGTAGTAGCCCTAAAAACATCCCTTACAAACTGTGATAAAGTAATAGTTAAATCAGATACTTTAATCAAAACAATGCTTGTAAGGGATACAGTTAGAGTGAAACATATACAATATTTGCAGGCAAGAAATAAATTTTCTTTAATAGCAGGTCCAACTCTATCTTTTACCCCACAAGGTATACAGCCTGGTGTTGGTATTGCTTTTGGTATAAAAATAAAATAAAACTATTGACAAATAAAATAAAAGATGTATATTTGCAGAATATTTATCTCACTGAGACAAATTTCTGGTGCCTGACGTTTGAGGGGAAACCCTGGTTCATAAGATTTCACTAGATAGTTTTAAATAAGTAAGGACCTCCGAGGATTAACAATTTAGATACCTTTAGGGAAGGAGAGGAAAAAATAGGATCAAAAGACGTAAGAATTGGGCTTCCCAATTTCCTATAAAATACACGATAGTAAATATTCCTAAGTACAGAAATGTATATGGAGTTTTATGAACGAACTTACCAATAGAAACAAGATAGATGCGTTTATTGCAAAGTATTCAAATTGCCTAGATTTTTTCTCGGGAGAACCTTTTATTTTCTAAATATATATACTATAACTTATGTTCTAGTAATATGCCATAATTATGTTAAAAAATCACAACAAATACATTTTTTTCTTCTAATTAAAAAAAAAGTAGTATCTTTGCGTGAGATAAATATAAAGCAATTCTATCGGATACCCCTTGCTGATTCCCTTTAAGCAAGGGGTATTTTTTTTATAAAAACTAATAAAATCATAATTTTTTTTTACTTTTGTAAAAAAATATGTGCGATAAATAAAAAAAGTATTACTTTTGCATAAAAATTATAATAATGATAGCACAAAAAACAATAAATAAATTTTTAAATTGGAGAGAAAACAATCAAAATTATCTACAATTTGGAAGACCGAGTAAAAAAACTTTACTTAAAAGACTAAACAGAGAAGGGTTTAACCTATGTCCAGAAGAATTAAATTTCTTACTGAAACAATCAGGAAAAAATTCCTTTGTAAAAGAAAAAATAAATGAAGGGACTAATGTATGGGTTCCTACAGAGATGGTAGATACTGTTAAAGAATTAAATGCTATCTACCAAGAAAGTAAAAAACTAGGATTGCCTGTAGAAGATGTAAAGCATGGGTGGTTAAAAACACAAGATGCTTCAATGTTCTTTACTAATCCTTTATACAAGAAAAAAGAAGAAGATGGATTCTATAATGAACTAATAGAAGATTTACAAAGTTTTTCTCCTTCTTTTCCTGTAATAAAAAGAACCCCTAGTAGTGAGGGCCATCTATTGATAATAGATCCTGCGGATATTCATATAGGTAAATTAGCTATGGCTTTTGAAACAGGAGATGAATATAATGTAAATATTGCGGTAGAAAGAGTTTTAAAAGGGGTACAAGGTATTTTGGATAAAACATCAGGGTTTAATATTGACCAAATTATTTTTGTAGCAGGAAATGATATTTTGCACACTGATAATCCAAGGAGAACTACAACAAGTGGTACTCCACAAGACACTGATGGTATGTGGTATTCTAATTTCTTGGTAGCAAAGCAGCTATATGTAGATGTGTTAATGATGTTAATACCAGTGGCAGATGTTCATTTTACATTCAACCCATCGAACCATGACTATACTAACGGCTTTTTCTTAGCAGATGTGATTAAGACTTGGTTTAGAAACTGTGATAATATTACTTTTGATTGCTCTATTGCACATAGAAAGTATTATAAATATCATAATAATCTAATAGGAACAACTCACGGAGATGGAGCAAAACAAAATGATTTGCCTTTGTTAATGGCCCACGAATCAAAAGAATGGAGTGAATGCAAGCATAGGTATATTTATACTCACCATGTGCATCATAAGACCTCTAAGGACCATATAGGAGTAACAATTGAAAGTTTAAGAAGTCCTAGTGCTTCAGATAGCTGGCATCATAGAAATGGATATACAGGAGTACCAAAGGCGATAGAAGGATTTATTCACCATAAAGAGTTTGGACAAGTGGCAAGGTTAACTCACATATTTATATAGTAGTATGAGAACTTTTTTTTATTCTACAGGAGGAAATATAAATAATAACCAAGTCAATGTTGATATGGGAGAAAACACTATAAGTTTAGTAGAAATTTATAGGTATTTTATTTCACATCCTTTATGCAAATTTAGAAATATGCCTTATCAAATTTTTTTAACAAGTTATACAAATTGGCTAGAAGCACAGTATAATTAAAAATAAAACATTATGACAATAAGAGAAATTATAAGTGGGTATAGGGTGCCTATAGATCATGGTCTTCCTACAGATGACACAGATTTTCCTACAAAATATATCTATCATTTAATGAAATTAGCTAGAGCTAGGTTAATATATGATAGATTAAATGACCCTAGGTTTAATTATAATTTGGCTTTACAAACTTTAGAATGTGTGGAGCTTCAATTAGCGGATACTAACGAATGTTGTGAAAAGCTTCCTTCAGGATGCAAGTGGTTGAAATCAAAAAACCCTATACCTGAAACTATCAATAACATGATTAACAAAGTATATAATGATAGGGGAGATACTTACAATAGAATACTATCGGAGTCTTCTAACTCATTTAAAAGATATTCTTTTGTAGAAGAAAGTGATTTTAAGTATTTGATTAAAAACAGCTATTTATTTGTACCAGATTTAAATAGCCCTCAATGGGTAAAAATTGAAGGATTATTTTATGATGATGAAGTAATTAAAGCTACATGCGGGCCAGTGTGTGATTTGTTAGACACAGAGTTTCCTTTAGACAGCAGGCTGGTTACAACTATGTACTCTGTTATGAATGAGATGATAATGAAAGTATATCCTTATTTTAAGAAGGATGTTACAAATGATAGTACAACTGACGATACTTTAAATAATGCGAAGGGTAAGTAATAAACCAAAGCCTTTTTATTCTCTAACTCAAGCAGCAAAGGATAGCAAATTTGAGGACAAGCAAACATATAAAAGAGTTGTAGAAGAAATATTTAAAGTTGCGGGACAGAGACTTATCTATAAAAACAGAGTGAGTCTTTCTGGATTGGGGATATTTTATTTAACTGCTTATAAATCTGATAAGAAATTAGTAGATTTTGGAATGACAAAAAAATTAGGTAAAACTATCTACTATACAAATTTTCATTCAAATAGAGTTAGATATAGAATATCTTGGGGAAAAAGCATAAGAACAAAGTATTATAGCTTTAAACCATATAGATTTTTAAATAGAGAATTAGCTAAAAAAATAATAAACGATGATTAATATAGAATTAGTACCTATAAGCACTGTAATTGAAAACTGGAAACAAATTGCAGTATCAGAATTAAACTTTAACGAAGATCTACTCACTGAGTGGATCTTAGATGCTTATAACGATATTGGGACTTATAAGCAATATAAAGAACGAGTACAGAAGCTTAAAATAAGAAATTACAAAGCACAGCTTCCTTGCGGATTTAGACAGTCTTTATATGTATTGGCACAACCTATACGACCTCAAGAAGAAGCTTTTTTCTTGACAGAGTACATTAGACAAGAGCCAGGTAATGAAAACTGTACATGGGAGTATAAAAGAGTTTGTAAATGCCCTGAAGATAAACATTGTAATTGTGAACAAAACTATATAGAAACTGCAGGATATTTATTTATCAATAATCTAGAGCAAGCAAAAGGTTTCAAGTTTGCAACAGTGCAAGATTTTACACAATGGTACACTACGGACCCGAGAAGATGGATAGTATTACAACCTCAAAAAAATGAAGTATCGCTTTTAAATTATAGAGAATTGGGGATTCATTTACACCCTTCACATTTTTTTACCATAGATAATGGATATATTATAACAGACTTTAAAGAAGCGGATTTATTAATTGGGTATTTGGGAATACCAAT